AATTCGATTTTGTCTTCATCATCATTCAAATCGAGAATATTTGCCAAAACCGCTTCAAGCGGGCCAGCTTTACTGATTTGTAATCGATTATTTCGCCTTATCTTAAATTCTGCATCTGTCTCGATATCACGGCCCACAACTGCATCTTCAGGATTAAATACGCTCGTAAGCCCTGAAACGGGATTATCAATCACAGTAAGCGTTTTTGAATTGGCCACCGTGGGGCCAGTATCCGTAGCCGTACAATTTACCGTTGCCTGATATACCCCCGGAGTTGTTTCTGTAATAGTGATAGTTACATCAGTTGCACCAATTTTAAGCGTGTTCGCCTCTTCGGTCAATGCTAATTGTGGTTGTTTACCATCAGCCCCGGCAAAAGTAATTACGAATCCAGCCGCAAAACTACCCGACACGGTGGCCTCAGATAATGAATCTAGTGCCCTCAATGCCACCTGGAATGCCGCCGCATTATCATCGTGCGCGATAGATGCCGTTGTTTCGGTCCCCAGGGTAAAAGTACACGCGCCGCTATCCGGAGTGGCCGAAAAAGTAATAGTTTGCACCTCATCGGTCCCAGTATCAAGTTCAACTTCATCGTCAGTTTCAAAAGTAGCCGCCGTATTACCATCAACGGAAAATACCGTCCCTGCCGGAATAACTGTTGTAGCTGTACCAAAAAGAGCTTGAGCAACTATCGTAGATTCCAGCGCAGGGAGTCTTGTCAGTCCTGTTATTGCTGCTGCTTTATCGAGACTAGTTCCGCTCGAATCGTCAGGGTAGGGAGAATAATAAATATCTTCCATCAATTCCCAAATCAAAGATTCCCGCTCTGAAAATATGCCTTTTAGCTGACCCAAAACACCTTGTGGTAATGTATTAACATAATTACCGAGAGTGGATTTAATTGCCTCATCTACTTCATCCTGGATAACTGCTAATGTTTTTAATATAAATCCTGTTGCTGTTAATCCGTATGACATTATGGTATCGCCTCGCTAAAATCAATCACGCCTTCGGCTCCCGAAGCTTTGAAAGTTAAAAAAAATTCTCTCACTGAAGAATCTATTTCAAGGGCAAATTCAAGCAACTGAATAACCCCTGGCGTCTCGATTATTATTTTTTTGAATACAGAATCTAAAATATTTGCATTGAAATTCTTTACAAAAACCTGTTCAAAATAAGGCACTCCAATTGCTTTATTTAAAAACCATTCACCGTAAAATGTTTTTAATCGCTGTTTTAAATGTTGCTCTACGGCATCTATACCAGTCAATAATGATAAATCCCCACCGACTATTTTAATATCTCCATACAAAGGATCGCTTTTTTCTAAGGTATAATCCAAAGCTATATCACTCATGAAACAGTCCCTATTCCTGGTTGCGCCGTTATTGGCAAAGGACCGCCTGGGGTGCCTGTAGCAGTTACGCCCGTAACCAATGTATTAACCACCGTATTACTCGTAATATAAGTTACAATTGCACCGGCAATAATTTGCCATTTAGTAATTAAAATCGCTTGCTCTGCACCAGATAATCCGGTTTGAGCATCTATAATTGCTGTCGCTATTGCCGAACCTAAATCATCGCCATCTAAAGCCATATTTTGAATCCTTTATATTTTCAAAGTATCAAGTTTTGTTTTATCTTCCTCTAGTAATGCCACTGTTGACGCTAAAAATGGTTGCGGACCCATCATGGTAATTACCTGAGCATTAACCAAATGATCAATTAAATCACTTAAGACCGATACCATTTCGTTGCTTGCTCCGGTTATGCTTATTTTTCCAGACGGATCTAATTCAATTCTCATGGGTCCATTTTGGAGAATAAAATTATCAGCACTTGTATTTGATAATGGCTGTTTAAATGGCCTGATTCCAGGAATAAAAATTGCATCTGATAGGTCATGGTGCCTGGGATCATTCGGAGAGGTTATTTCACCATCACCCGAGAGCCAAGTATCTATTGATCGATCTGTAAAAATTATCAGCCCTAAATCATCCGGCTTTAGTGGTAGATGAATATAGGCCGCCCCATTATTTGCCGCAGGGCATTGCACAGGAACTCCGGGAATAACCGGGATTTCAACAACTGTGCCACCATTGACAGTATACTTTTTCCTTAATAATGGCTTGATATCTGCTTTTTGCTGAGTATGGTCATAAGTATCGACTTTACCCGGCATAGATACATGAACATCAAGTATTTTTGCCTCAATCATATCGTTTATAACTTCGGCTAATGTAGGGGTCTCGTTCTCTGTCATCCTTCTATGGCCTCTGCCGTCACATACCAGGGTTGATCAAAATTATCCCCGATAAATTTTGCGGTTCTAACCCTAAAATCACCATTCACTTTGTTGCTTTCAATTTTTACTAATCTTCCCGGCCGAATATTTGGCTGAATAAGTGCCGTAAATTCAATGCCGTCCTCCCGTCTGATAGGTGATCCAATTAATCCTGTTTTGGGGGTCAATATTACGGCCTCTTCTCCATCATTACCAGTGGGCTCTAATATTTTTAATTCATTATCCTGAATATGCCATTCAAGACCGAATATTCCCATCATTTTAGACATAATATCCTTAGCTGGCCCTGAAATACTAAGTCCCGTTTGCGTCTTTTTATCCGGAATATCATCACTCTTTAATTTTATTAATACCTGATCTATTGCTACCCGTCCGGCATCTTTAATCACGGTAACCACATCCTTAATCACGGTTTTAAGGCTTACGCCAGACTTATAACTTTTATCAATTTTTGCCTCTCTGATTGCTTGTCCTCCATCATCAGCTTCGATAATAGCAACAGTATCCGGGCCTTGTCGCGAAAAAGAACTTTTTGTTATATCACCATGAAAAATCTCTTCTAAAGAATCGCCATAACCCACTTCTAAACTAATTACCATGGGCTCAGTAGATTCTAATAAGGTCCAGTTTTCGGCACCCAGATTATATATAGTTATTCTGGCCGTATTTGGATTTGATTCACTTGTTTTCTCTATCTCAAAAGCAACACGCAAGCCAATAACCTTTATATGATTCCAGCTTACTAAAGGCCCCTCAGCCTCTTTGATTCCATAAGTCACAGCTACTTTTCTATCCCAAAGCAAAGCCATTAGCTGGACTCCTCATACATCAATAATGCATTCACCCCAAGATCATTACGTCCGCATTCCACATTTTCATCCTCTAAATTAATTAGAAATAATTGCCCGGGTGGGAGTCTTGAATCTTGAAATGTTGATAAATAATCAACTCCCAATAAAAGAGGGATACCAGCAACAAGGGAAATGTCGGCGCTGGATTTAATATTCATAATCCAGCGCCCCATTCGAGTATTATAACGAAAGGCAAAAATATATTTTATACCTTCCAGGGTAGTTTTAAACTCATAGTTTCCACTATCCGAATTAACGGGGATCTGCAACAGTGCCATAATTAGCTAGTTGGTACTGTTAAATCTCGATAAAAAACTATAATACGTATTTTCATTTCATCGCCAGTAACATCGGTATCTGTGGTGAGGGTAAGGGTGGTTGCCGATGCATTACGCACAAATCCAATATGATCTGAATCACCATCAGTATAACTATCTCCGGTTTCTCCTAATATGTCACAACTAGCCCCATCAATAAAATCATCCAAGTCTCCGCCACCAGTAATCCCGATATCAAGCTCAGTGGCACCTCCGCCAGGCGCATCGGTTACCCTAAATACTACGCCAACAATAACACTCCCAGCAGGGGCTAAATTACCGACAGTCTCAACATTCGGATCAGCACCAGCACCAACGGTGATAGTTACTTCTTCGGTTATGGATTTTATTCCCAATAAAGCCCCATTTGCTCCGGCAAGATTTGTAAGCGTTGTGAATGTAGGGGAATCGGCCCGTACTGGTGCTCCTGTACCTGTTGCAGTAGTCCAAACAGGAGCACTGCCATTTCCACCGCCAACAATCATCTCATCAGAATTACCATCATCCCAAACTAATAATTCAGCATCAGTAATAGATCCATCACTCCCATAAGTAGCTCCTGCCACATTACCTGTTGTTAGAAAATCACCATCCTTATCAATGGTGACCAGGTTATTATCATTCGGATCTCGTAATTGAACAAAATTGGCTGTATACCCTGTATACGCATCAATATTAAGACCGATTATTCCGGCAGCATGAGGCTGTATATCAACCTTTGCCGCTGGTGCCGCTGTGCCTATGCCGATGATATCATTCGGATCGGCAAGGCATACTTTATTCGGATCTGTATATATCCAGCCAGCGGCTGAATCAAAATTAAGTAGTAATTTTCTCCACCCCGCGCTACCTGTTGCCGTAGTTGTTCCAACAGGGAATTCTAATTCATGAAAAAATGAACGAGTACCCCCGGTTTCAAAATAAGCTATCGGGCTATCAACT